AAGAGGGAATTAAGGCCGGAGATGATCCCGACACCAGCCGCAATTTCACCTATGCCAAATGACGGCATGTACCACGACATCAGTTTTTCAAGCCAATTGAACATGATGTTCCCCTAATGCAAACCGAACACGGTGTGGCTTCTGAGCGGCGCCCGTGTCCTCGCCCTCGCAACGCCAATCATCGCGTCAGATATTCCGCTGTAGAATTCCTGCATGTGCCATTGCCCGAGCTTCAGGTCAGTATAGGGTTTTTTGGCAATGAGCATGAGCCGCCCCTTCGCACCATGCGCGATGACCTCGATGTATCTTTCGGCCAGCACGGTAGGCAGCGTCGTGGAAGCCCGTGTCGGCTTCAACGCCGCCTCGATCCTGAGATTGCCGGTTCCATCAGGCGGCATTGCAAGCCCGACCGTATTGTCGTCCGCGAAATACCAGCGCGTCGGAATCTGCAAATCGGTGCGCCAGTTGTCGTTGGACCATCTGAAATACGGGCCGTTAAGCGTATCGTTCAGATCATCCTGAGAGATGGGTTCGAGCCAACTGTCGTTGAACCATGCGTTCAGGCCCTTCGCCAGCGTTGCCCCTGACGGATACGTGACCGCATACAGGTCAACGAATTTCGTCACCGCAGCACCACTCTCCACGGCTTCGTTCAACTGCCCGTCGAGCGTGACCGTGCTGCCGGAGGGCGTGCCGTCGATATGCCCGCGCCAGAATGTGCCGTCATCCAACTCTACCTTGATCGTGTCTTCGTCGTTGAGATTCGTGATCGAGTCCACGGTGAGCGTCGTCGCATACTGCGCGGATGCCGCGCTCGTTGTAGTGGACACAGGCGCAAGCACAAGGATTTGCTGCAACTCGGTGCGCCACACAAGGGCGCGCTCGCATAGTTCAATCGCGGAATCCCGGATCGCGTTGGTGACGAGATCAATCGGAGCCATCGGCACGTCCGGGAATACCCAGTTCATTACCGACGGCGAATATGCGGTTGGTGCTTGGACGACGATGGTCATGCTCTTTCCCTTCGGAAGGCTCTAGTGCTGATATTAGCAGCATTCTTTGCGGCGCTTACCTGATAACCGGTTACGGCTGTTCCGCCAAGACCAAATACCTGAACCCACGCGGCACCATCACTGAATTCTGTGGATGACCAATAATAATCTTCTGCTGATACATGCGCCGTGGTGAACGCTTGGGCTTGCCCGGTCTGAAATATTGTAACCAGCGTTTGCGCGGGTGTTCCGGCGATGTAAGCTGTTCCTATAATACCGCTGCCAACACTCCTATTTCTGCCGTGCGTGTCCCCGACTACATCGTCCTGATTGCCGTTGCTGGTGTACGCGATAGCTGACTTTTCTCTTTCGGTGATTACGTTATCGGCAGTCAACGGCTTGAGCGCCCTGAATGCAATTTCAAGCTCATCCCTAGCGGGCAGGTACCAGTCAGAATATCCAGAAAGTGTTAGCCCACGGCAAAACTCGGCGGCAGGATGCGTTCCTGTAGGAGCAACTGCATCCATGTCCACTGATGCCTGATAGCCGTTAGTCAGGTTTTGCGTTGAGGCTGGACCGGCGCTTATAGGACCCCACGCTATTGCCGTAGTATCCCCGGTATCCCGTGGAGACACAAACAAGTTGTACTCAACCCCGTTGTCGATAATCCTTCCGCAGAAGTAACCGCCGTGGTAAAGCTGGCCTATGGTAAGAACCAGTTTTCCAAATGGTGGAGAGCCGCCGATAGGTATCATGCGAGATTGTTAATCATCTGGCAAGCCGCAGCAGAAGTCGAGTAGACATGGTAGACCATCATATCCACAGAGCCTGTTGCGGTTGAAAGCGTTCCAGTATTCGTTCCAGCCCATTTATAGAACGAATTGAATGCCGCCGCATAAGCAGCCGTTCCACGCGAAACCACGATTGATCCGCCCTGCCCGGCCACGACATTCGACGGCGCGGCAAACGTGGTCTGCTCGGTCATGGTCAGGGAAAAGTTATTGCCAAGGCTCATGTCAACCGCGACGGATGACGCCGTGCTGGTCAACGCCACGACCGCGCCGCGCTGCGCTTTCGTCCATGACGCAGAGTTCGTCGAAATAGCATATGCCGCATTGAACGCCTGAACATCCGTGCCAATGGCAAGACCGAGATTTGCCCGAGCGGTTGCCGCTGCGGCAAGATCGGACAAGTTATTCGCTGCTTGCAGGAAGGATGACGTTGAGTAGGTCGCAATCGAGCCAAGCCCGATATTGTCTCGCGCCGCCGAGTCTGTCGTAAGCTCGCTCAGGTTAGACAGAGGCACGTCCTCCATCGACACGTCAGTAACCGTCGCGGTGCCGATGCCGGTCGCAGTCACCAGCAAATCATATCTGCCATTCGCTGCATAGAACGAGAACCTGCCGAGGCTGTCGGCGGTGATCGGATTGGCCTTCGAACCAGTGCCCGCGATGTCGGAATAGATGAGGGAGGTGGACGTGCCCCCAGTCGGGCGCACGAGAACGACGGCAGCGCCTAAAGGCTTGCCGTTGGAGTCTAAAACTACTTCGTTGAGTTTAAACATATCACGCCATCCCGATGTCATTCATGAATAGCTTCAATCCTTGAATCGCTCGTTGCTCGTTGGCGAACGGATCGTCAGCCACCTCGCAGCGCATGACGATGTAATTGGCAATCGCTGGCCGGTATTCGAGCGACAACGGGAACGCGGCACCGGCAGCAAGGTCAACGTACTCGTTGCCGTAGTTTCCGAAGTTAAGATCAGGCCGCATGACCAGCACCTTGGCCACGCCATCGTTCGCAAATCGCAGCATGTTGACATCCGTATGCCGCGTCTTGGCCGAGTCGTTCAAGTCAAGGCGAGCCAAGTCCATCACGTTCTGCATCGTGACGCCAGTGACGGGGACGATGATGGCCATGATCTAGCCTTACGCGACCTTGCCCTGCGCCTTCAACTCGCGGTACTCCCGAGTCCTCTTGTCGATGACCGGCCCGGTATTCTGCGGGACCGAATCAGGCCGCGTGTCGCGTTCGAGTTTCCAGTCATCGAACGCCGCAGCAGAGTCAGCCGTCAGGAAAACAGCGATCAACTTCTTCTCCTGCAACTGCTTGAACACTTCCGCGTCAACCGGGATCACAATCGGGTCCCAAAACGCGTCTGCCGAATTCGATGGCACGACATGAACCCGTGGGTCCGCTGGCACCGGCTTCAATTCCGGCAGCAGTTCATACGGCTCATCCGCGTTCTTCCAGATCAGCGGATGGCCGAGCAGCTTTTCGGCTTTCACGACATCCTCGACTTCTTGAATCTGCCCGCGAGTCCACACCAAACCGGTCGCGGCTACATTATCTGCTTTGATCTCTTTCAAACCGCAGTAAACGATACGCATTGCTATGCTCCTTGAAAATTGCCGGAGGATTGCTCCCCCGGCAAATGTGCAGCTAAGTTCTGCTTGTTTTACGGCGTGCCTGTCGCCTCGTACTCGATCGAACACGCAAACTGGATGCTGGCGCCCGGTGAAGCGATGTTCGGCGCGGTAGCATATATGATCGTGTCTTTATCGTTGGTGAACGGCACGAAGTTAAGCAGTTGCGGGGCAAGCGCGGTGGTCAGCGCTACGCCCG